GGTTTCCTTACTATTCGCGAATTACAATGGACAGATAATCAAAAAAAATTTATTCAATTATTGCAAGATAAAAATACTAAAATGGTATTTTGTAAAGGCCCAGCAGGAACAGCAAAGAGTCTTCTTAGCGTATATGCAGCTTTAAATGCTATAAATAGTAAAAAAATAGGTGAAATATTCTATGTTCGTAACCCTGTGGAAAGTTCTTCTCATAATTTAGGTTTTCTTAAAGGTGATCTTCATAGCAAATTAGATCCATATCTTCAACCCTTAATGGATAAACTTTATGAATTACTTCCAAAAAATCAAGTAGATATGCTTTTAAAGCAAGAACGAGTTAAAGGATTACCAGTAGGTTTTTTAAGAGGACTTAGTATTAATGCTAGTTATATTATATGTGACGAGGCTCAAAATTTAAGTGTCCATGATTTATTGCTTATTACCACTCGAATGGGTAGGTTCAGTAAATTGATTTTAATAGGAGATATTCGTCAATCTGATATTAAAAATAGTGGATTTGAAAAAATATACAACCTTTTTGATGATAAGAAAAGCTCAGATAAAGGTATACATACATTTAAATTTGGTAGAGAAGATATCATGAGAAATGATATTTTAGCATATATTATTGAAAAATTTGAAGAACTTAAATAATTGAAATTTTAATTAATTTAAAGTATAATCAGTATTATGCTTAAAATATATTGTTCAGAATGTGGTGGTCCTACAAGTTATTCAATAAATAAGCCAAAATTTTGTAGTCATTGCGGTAATGCTTTTGAAAAACTCGTGGTTAATAAAGTTCAATTACAAAAACAAACTATTTCTAAAATTCGTCCAGTTCAAAAGGAACATCTAGATTTAGAAGATGATGATGAGGGATCTGATATTGATTATGTTCCAGAAATTTCTAAAATTGATTGTGAAATAATTCATGACCAATCAAAAAGCGAAAAAATAGGTAATATTTTAGGCACTTCAGATCCTTCGTCAAGAACAAAAGGCCCAAAACAAAAAGGCAAAAAAATAACAAAAGCCGAAAGAAAAAAATTTCTTGAAGATTTTGCACGAGAAGCTGGTTCAATTAGACCAAAAAATAGGGTGCAAAAAAATGGCTAATAAAAAGCCTACGTTTGAAAATTGTATCATTGAAATAAATTCTGAAATTATTAAAAGAAAGAATAAATGGAATTTAACAGCCATTAATTGGATGGATTTTAATGATGTTTCTCAAATATTAAGAATCCATATTTATAAAAAATGGCATCTTTATGATTCTCAAAAACCACTAGCTCCATGGGTTAATAGAATTATTAGTAATCAAATAAAAAATTTAATAAGAAATAATTATAGTAATTTTACAAGACCATGTTTAAAATGTGCTGCAGCAGATGGAGAAGATGGATGTGCAATTTATAAAAATCAATGTAGTTCTTGCCCCTTATTTGCAAATTGGGAAAAAACTAAAAAAAACGCACATGATACAAAATTAACAGTAAGCATAGAAAATCATTCTCAAGAGATAAATGATATGCCGATGAATAATATTAATTTAGATGAGGCAGCAAAAAATATTCACTGTAAAATGCAAAAAATTTTAAAACCAATTGAATGGAAAGTATATAATCACTTGTATGTTGAAGGTAAAGATGAAGAGCAAACAGCAAAATTAATGGGATATAGAACTAGTGAAAAAAATCGAATAGCTGGATATAAACAAATAAAAAATATAAAGAAAATAATTATTTTTAAAGTTAAGAAACACTTATATAACGGAGATATTGATATTTCATGAACGAAGATGTTATCATTTTAACTGAAGAGCAACAACTTAAATTATTAAATGAATGGAATAATCGTTTAGAAAATCCGCCATCATTAGTAGAATTAGTTCAATTAGCTTTTGGAAGAGATGATTTGGACGGTAGAAGTAAAGAGGGTAAAGCTGTTAAAAATTTCTTAGCCACTAGACAAATCAAACCCAAAAAAAGCCATGAATACCAAGCTAAAGGTCTTATTGAATTATCAATAGAACAAAAAGAATATATTAGCAATAATTGCCATACAATGACAGGACTTGAAATGGCAAAAATATTATTTAAAAACGAATCATTAACTAATTTATCGCAAGAAACAAGAAGCGTGCTAGAATATATGAAAAATATTCCAAGTAATATAAAATTTAATAATACAGAGAACGAAAATACAATAACAGAAGGATACAAACCTCCTCGCAGTGAAGAAAGAATGATAGTTAAAATTAATAAATATATTTTAGATGGAATTGATAAGAATAAATTGACGCATAAACATAAAAAAGATATTAATTCAGTTATTGGTTACATGAATACTCATAGATTCATCCATCAAATTAATATTTATGATAATGAAAGCGATAGAGAATTGTTTGAAAGTAGTTTTGTAAGATATACTTACGATAAGAGCGACTTAACTCAAGAAGAAGTAGATCAATATATTGTTCTTTGCACTGAAGTAGTTATTTCGTCTAGTATTCAACAAACAATTAATGTTCTTCAAAATCAAATAGACTTAGCTATTCAAGAAGATGGAAAAATCCCGATGGCTCTTGTTGAAGCAAGTAATACTGCAAGAAAAGAATATAATGATTGCGTTAATCGACAACAAAAATTAAATAATGACCTTAAAGTAAAACGAAGCGATAAATTAAGCAAACAAGTAAAAGAAACAGCCTCAATTATTAATCTTGTTCAAATGTGGAAAGAAGAAGATAGCAGAAATAAACTTATTAAAATGGCAGAGATGCGTAAACAAGTAGTTGAAAAAGAAATCGACAGACTTTCTACAATGGACGAGATTAAATCTAAGATTTTAGGTATTTCAAAAGACGAAATATTAAATGGATGAGCGTAATATGTAAAATAGACGGGAAAGAGTTTAAAGATGAAAAAAGTCTTCATCTTGCTTTAAAGGGTTATGGGTTAAATAAAGTAAAATATTATCAAAAATATTTTGAACGCAGAGATTTATTAACTAATGAATTAATTAATTTTAAAACTAAAGAGCAATATTTAAATAATGATTTCAATGATAAAAATAACATGAAAAAATGGTTAAAACAACAACCATTAGACAAAGCTCAAGAATATTGCAAAAATATAATAATTAAAAGAAAACAAAATAAAAATATCATATATTCTCCGACTCAAATAGAATTAAGAACTATAATGGCTCCCTCTATTATATTTTATAATAAGATATTTAAAGATTATTATGATTTGTGTTCTTCTATAGGTTTAGAAAATAAATTTATTCATCCAAATTTAATTGGCGATTATTTTAAAAATAAATTAACTCACAAAGATATAATATATGTAGATACTCGAGAACAAAGTTGGTTAAAATTTAATATACCATTTGAAATTAAAACTTTATCATTTGGCGACTATACTTGTTCAAATGACAATTGTAATTGTTTTATTGAAAGAAAAAGTTTAAGCGATTTTATAAGCACTTTAAGCGTAAAAAATTATGATCGTTTCAAAAATGAAATAGAAAAAGCAAAAAAAAATAATTCATATGTAATAGTAATGGTTGAAGAAATTTTGCAAAACGCTTTAAGTTTTCAATATCTTCCTCATATAAGTAAAAAAATTAAAGCTACTCCAGAGTATATTTTCCACAACGTTAGAGAGCTTTTGCAAGAATACGATAACCTTCAATTTCTTTTTGTAGACGGAAGAAAAGAAATGACAAGATTAATAGAAACAATATTTGCAAGTAAATGTTTTTATAAAAAAATAGATTTACAATTAGCATATGATATGAAAGTCTTATGATATATTGTCCAGACAAATATTTAAGAGAAGTCAAGGATATAAATGCTGAATTATCTCAGCTTAAGGGCTTTCTTAACGATAAAGAAGCGAAAATATCACTAGCTAAATTTTTAAGAGCAAATCTCGGATTTTCTACAGAACTCATAAGTGGAGTTAAATTAGCTCCATATCAAGAAATACATTTAAAAGCCATGATGAATAGAAATTTTAATATGTGCGTATTTGGTCGCGGATGCGGTAAATCATTTATGGCAGCTGTATTCTGTTTTCTTCAATGCATTTTTGAACCAAACACAAAAATTCTTATAGCTGGGCCAACATTTAGAACAGCAAGATTTATTTTTAATAATTTAGAAAAAATAGTTCAAAGTCCCGGAGCAGAATTATTAGGTCAATGCTTTGGAGCAAAGACTAAAAGAAATGATCAATTTGAATGGCAGATAAATGGTGGCAGTATTGTTGCTATCCCTTTGAATGGAGAAAAAATCCGAGGATTTCGTGCAAATATTTTAGTGCTTGACGAGTTTCTTTTACTTCCAGAAGAAATTATTAAAAATGTATTAATGCCATTTTTGGTTGCGCCACAAAATATTAAAGAAAGAATGGAAATACGAGAATTTGAAGATAAACTAATCGAAGAAAATTTAATGAAAGAAGAAGATAGAATGGTATTTGAAAATACCAGTAAAATGATAGCACTTTCTTCTGCAAGCTATACATTTGAAAATCTTTATAAGACTTATACAGAATGGTGCGAAAAAATAAATAGTCCAGAAAAAGGTGAAGCTACTTATTTTGTAAGTCAAATGAGTTATGAAGCGCTACCAGAAGAAATGATTGATAAAACAATTATTGAGGAAGCTCAGGCTGGCGGATCAAGTCATAGTGGATTTTTAAGAGAATATTGCGCGCAGTTTACAGACGGAAGTGATAGTTATTTTAATGCAAAAAAAATGGAAGAATGTACCCTAAAAACCGGAGAATCTCCTCACACACTTATGAAAGGAGATCGAAATAAAAAATATATTTTAGGTATAGATCCGAATATGAGTGATAGTCCAAATGCAGATTATTTCGCTATGGCCGTTATGGAATATGATGAAGAAAAAAAACAAGGAGTTTTGGTACATACTTACGCAGGACTTGGCAATTTAAAAAATCATGTTAATTATTTTTATTATATATTAACTAATTTTAATATTGTATTTATGATTCTTGATAATGCAGGAGCAGATACTTTTTTAGCTGCATGCAATCAATCTTCTTTATTTAAATCGAAAGATCTGGAAATTAAAGTTTTTGATTTTAATTCAGAACTAGAGGGTCAAGATTACGAAAATCAATTAAGAGTAGCAAGAAATCAATATAATTTAGAAAATAAAAAAATATCTTTTAATCAAGTATTTACTACAAATTTTATTCGTAAGGCTAACGAACATTTACAAGCTTGTATAGATTATAAAAAAGTATGGTTCGCAAGTAGAACTGCATCTGATGAAAAAGCATTTAATGAAACAATTGGACTAAATATTCCAATCGAATTAATGAAAACTGAAGATAAAAAAGATTGGGGTATATTAGATTTTATAGAAAATCAAGATGATTTTATATATCAAACTAAAAAACAATGCGTACTAATCGAACATTCTTCTACAAGCAGAGGAACGCAAAGCTTTGATTTACCTCAACATTTAAAAAGAAGCGCTTCGGCAAATAAAGCTAGAAAAGACAATTATTCCGCATTTATGTTAGCGAATTGGGCTATAAAATGTTATAATGATATAATGAATAGTCCTAAAGAACAAGAATCCGTAACTTTTTCGCCAATAATGCTTGGATAATGTGTAATATTTGAAGTAAAATGGCTAAAAAATCTAAAAAAGAATCAAAAGATACCAAAAGTGCAGATATCCAACCTATAATGGTATCTGAAGCATCCTACGAAGTTAAGGCTTCTGGATCAAATTCAGGTGATTCAAGCTATACTTCTGTCAGAAGAAATGCTGCATCGACTATTGCAAGAACTGATAGATATAAAAATATTGATGATGGACTTATTCCTTTCAGATATTCTACTGGCGTAAAAGCTAATTCTAATATGAATATCCGCGACGCGGTTATTCTTTGTCAAAAATGTTATTATAATTTTGCTATTTTTAGAAATACTATCGATTTAATGACAGAGTTTTCTTGTAGCAATATTTACTTTAAAGGCGGAAGTCAAAAGAGCAGAGATTTCTTTTCAGCATTATTTAAGAAAATTAATTTGTTTGATTTTCAAGATAAATTTTTTAGAGAATATTATCGTAGTGGAAACGTTTTTATTTATAGATTTGATACAAAAGTTAGAGATGATGATTTAGATAAAATCACTCAAACATTTGGTTTGAATACATCAAAAGCAGCATCGGTGAATCTACCAGCTAGATATATAATGTTAAATCCATCAGACATTCAAATAGCTGGAACTATTAATTTTTCTTTAGGAAGATATTATAAAGTATTAAGTGATTATGAATTAGAAAGATTAAAAGAGCCTAAAACAGATGAAGACAAGGAAGTTTTGCAAAGTCTTCCTCCAGAAACACAAAAATTAATTAAACAAAGAACAGTTGGAGTATTAACTCTACCATTAGATAGAAATAGACTTTGCGCAGTTTTTTATAAAAAACAAGATTACGAGCCATTTGCAGTTCCAATGGGTTTTCCAGTATTAGAAGATATCAATTGGAAAGCAGAAATGAAAAAAATGGATATGGCAATTACAAGAACTATGCAACAAGCAGTTCTTTTGATTACTATGGGAGATACTCCTGATAATGGTGGTATTAATCAAAAAAATCTTGAAGCCATGCAAAATCTATTTCAGAATCAAAGCGTTGGTAGAGTTCTTATCGCAGATTATACAACAAAAGCACAATTTGTTATTCCAGATATTGGTAATCTAATTGGTCCAGAAAAATATGAAGTTGTAGATAAAGATATTCAAATTGGATTAAATAATATTCTTATTGGAAGTGAAAAGTTTGCTAATACTAGCATTAAAGTTCAAGTTTTTATAGAAAGATTAAAGCAGGCAAGGCAAGCATTTATAAATGAGTTCTTAATACCAGAAATTAGAAGAATAAGCAAAGATTTAGGATTTAAAAACTTTCCACATCCAAATTTTGAAGATATAGATTTAAAAGATGATATCCAATACTCTAGAGTTTATAGTAGACTTATTGAATTAGGCATTTTAACTCCAGAAGAAGGAATCAGAGCAATTGAAACTGGTCGGCTTCCCGATGCAGAAGAGTCAGCAGAGTCTCAAATTAAATTTAAAAATTTAAAAGATAAAGGTCTATATCAACCAATAATTGGTGGCGCAAAAACACAAGAAGCAGGAAGACCTAGCGGAACCACGGGCGTACCTCAACAAACAAAAGATGTAAAACCAATTGGAAAAGGGAAACAGTCTAAAGCTGAATCATTCAGTCTGACCAAAATAAAAAGTAATTTAATTTCTGCTCAAAAGTTAGAAGAAGAAATCTGTTCGTCTTTAAGAAAAAAGCATAACTTAAAAAAAATGTCTAATGAGCAAAAAGACATAGCAGATCAAATTTCTAAAATAATAATTTCAAATGAAAACCCAGAAAATTGGATAGAATCCGTAGCAAAATATATAGAAAAGCCTCATGACACAAACAAGGATATGGTATCAAATGTTTTAGATATTTCTAATGAGCATCAAGTAGATGCGTATTTGGCAAGTATTCTATATCATAGTAAGATTTAATGGATGTTGCTTATTTTTTTGACTATAATTTAGTGTAATGATAAATATGCTTAGTAAGATATTTGGTCCGAATTGGAAAACTTCTACGACAGGGGTCATTACTGTAGTTGCAATAGCTGTCTCAGCAGCAATACAAGCAGATAATTCACTAGTATCTTTTCTACCAGATGATGCTGAAAAATATATTATAGGAATATCAAAATTAATAGCTGTTGTTACTGGAATAATTTTCGCTTTAAGCGTTAAGGACTCTAATGTTACTGGCGGCACGATTCCTCAGACAACCGAAGCTGTTAAAAGACTACATCTAAAAGCTATAGATAATCAAGACGTAGGATCTAA